GCAGCATTACCGATAGTCGTGTTGCCATCAACCGTGAGCGTTCCATCAATCTGTGTATTGCCATCAACATTGAGGTTACCGTCTACGTCAGCGTTGTCTGTGATGTTGACAGTACCGCCTGTTGAATCCAGGATCAGGTTACCAGAAAGAGTACCGATTTCATTTGCAGCATCAGTACCGATTTTCAGGTCACGAATGTTTGCTCTCTCGCCAACAGTCAGTGCCTGGTTGAACTGGACAGTACCAGTTACCGTATGAGAATCTGTGCTAGCATTACCGATAACGCTGTTGCCGTTAACAGTAAATGTACCGTTAGCGAAAGTATTACCAGTCTGTGCATCGACTGTGAAGGTAGTAGATACAGAGAAGTCATCGCCAACGTCAAGAGTGCCAGCAATATCAGTGTTGCCATCGATGTCAACATTTCTGGTTACGAATAGGTCTTGTCCAACTCTCAGGTCGAGACCGATACCAGCACCACCACCAACAATCAGAGCACCACTGGAAGAACTGGAAGAGTTGGTAGTGTCAAAGAGTTTGATGCTACCAGCATCGATGCCAGAACGTGTACCAGTGAATGCCTCAGAAGCATTGGTTGCGTTGTGGAACAGAGCAAATCTGCTAGCAGAGTTGTCCCAACCGAAGAAACCAATCTTAGCGGATCCAGAGTAGTAACGGAACTCAATACCACGGTCCTTAGCATCTGCCTGAGTAGGAGCAGTGTCGCCACCCAGAGTGAAGATAGGATCGTCAAGAGTTTGGGTTGTCGAATTAATTGTAGTGGTAGATCCGTTAACTGTCAGGTTTCCTTCAAGGACAGTGTTGCCGTCTACTGTAAAGTCACCGTTAACAGTAACATTGTCAGTAAATGTAGAGACGCTATTAACAGTAAGAGTGTCAGTGTTTGCATCACCAATCGTTACGTTATTGGTAAACGATGCAGGGAAGTTAAAGGTAGAAGCACCATGAACGGTCAGTGTACCAGTTCCCAGACCAGCACGACCGATTACAGTATTACCGTTGTCAGAATCAACAGAGAATTGAGTCTGTGCAGCACCGTTGTTGATGTTGAAGACTTCGTTGTTACTCTGTAAGATTAGAGAATCGTAGATAGTTGTTTGACCATCGACAACCAAAGTAGAATTGAAATCAACGGCACCGTCAACATTAAAGCTGGAATCAAAATCAACAGATTGGTTGACCGTAAGATTGTCGGTGAAAGTAGTATCTGAATTAACAGTGAGGGTGTCAGAAGCAGCATTACCCAGAGTAATGTTTCCGTCAACTTGGAGAGTAGATTCAAAATGTACCGCAGATCCTACGTCCAATGTACCACGGATGTCAGTCGCACCATTGGTAGACAGGACAGTGAACTTATCGTCTACGCCATTGGTAATCTTGAAATACTTACCAGTGGTATCCAGAGTAAGATCATTGTGGAGGACTACATCGTCATCCACGTCCAGAGTGCTGTTGAATGTGACAGCGAGGTCAACGTCCAACGTGCTGTTGAATGTTACGCCACTATCAATATCAAGGGTGCCATCAGAGTGGATGTTACCGTTATCAGAATCGATAACAAACTTCTCGGCAGTGCCATTAGTAATGGAGAAGACAGTGTTAGGTCCAACAACTCTTACGTCGTCTTCAAACGTGGTGTCAGAGTTGACCAGTACCGTATCAGTTGATGCGTTACCCAAGGTAACATTGCTTTGAACAGTCAGGTCACCCTGAGTCAGAATGTTGCCGTTAGAAGCAGTAACGTAGAACTTACCACTATTGATGTCCAAGTCATTGGCGATGTCAATAGTACCACCGATGTATACATTCTCGGAGATACCGACACCACCAGTGACTACCAGGGTGCCAGTTGTGGTAGATGTGGATCCTGTGTTTGTTGTGAGCCTGAGGTTACCAGCAATGAGAGCAGCGTCAGTGCCAGCAAACACTTCATTCGTGTTGGTGGCGTTGTAGAGGAACCGATACCCGCCAGTGCCAGTCCATATGTTAGCGTCTGCATAGTCTTCATCCCAACCAAAGAAACCAAATCTTTCCTGAGTATCATAGTATCTGAAATCGATACCACGATCCTTGTTGTCATCTAATGTTAACGTATCTTCACCACCCAGTGTGATGATGGGGTCTTGGATAGTCGTTGTGACACTGTTGACTGTGGTAGTCGTACCGTCAACTTGCAGGTCACCACGGATCTGTACCAGACCAGTTACGTCGTCGTCATCATTGGGATCCAACACCATAGTGGCATTGGTCGTGGACAGGACGTTATCTTGGAAGTGATAGTCTTCAACATTTACTCTGTTATCTACGTGAGTAGCAGAGATAGTAATATCATTTTCAGCAGTAATATTCAGCAGAGCATCACCAGAACCAGCATTAGTTGCCTGAATCAGGAATGTGCGATCAGTAGCAGTGTTCTGGGTGTGCTGGATGGTTAGGTTACCATCGCCGTACTTATCGATGATCTGAGCAGTAGCGCCATCCAGATCGATATTGGGATCAGAATAATAGGAACGGACGTTGACATCAATCTCGCCAGCGCCAGAGTCCCCTGTATTGTTAGCCCCAAACAGAAGATTACCACTCGTATCATTAACTTTGATATAGTTAAGATAGTTGAATCCTCTGTATCCAGTGGTTGCAGTAAGTTCCTGATCAAGTTCAAAATCTTCTTTTGTATTTCCATCAGCAAAGGAGATTCTGTTATTTTGAAGTTGCAGGTTGTCAACACCACGCTCAGCGATACTGACGAAACCACCTTGGATGTTACCAGCGGCATCCCACTCAGTTACATCAAAGTCTTCTTGGGAGAAGGATGCAAGACCCTTCTGTGGGGTCAGAGCAGATCCGAGATATCTCCAAGATCCTGCGTCAGAGGTGTCTGTATGTGTAGGTGCGCCGCCGCCAGCGTTAATAGGAAGGATAGCCTCATACAGGCGATCATCCGCGTTTTTGATCTTAGCATAACGAGCGTAGGCAGTAGCGTTATCATACAGAGGTGACAGAGTACCTTCTCTTGCGGTAGAGATAGGTGCAGTGACTGCATAGGTCAGACGACCATATCTGTCAACAGTAAACTCAGTTGTGTTGACTGTCTGGTGAATCGTACCAGACTCTGCAACAGAAGTCTCAGGTTGATCCAGGGAGACAGAACCAGTCGGGTTGTAGGAACCAACCACAACAGGAGTATCAGCAAGGTCCACCAGCGGGTTGCCAGTCTGACCGTTAGCATTAGATGTAAGAATACGACCAGGAGCACCAGTCACCTGACGTGTGGCATATGTACCAGAACCAGTTCTGGTCAACATACCGATTGTGGTGATGTTGGTAATAGCAGTCAGGTTAGGGTCAATCAACTGCGCGTCAACAATCCCATACCCTGCAAGAGTTGTGGGCGTAGAACCAGTAACAACACGACCACGAGAGTCAATGGTCAACTGTGTATATGTACCAGTAGCAGTCAGGTCATTCTCATCATAGTGAGGCAGACCAGGTTGGTAGTTCAGTTCTGCGGTGATGTTGATGTTAGCAGAACCATCAAACGATGCAGAACCCGACATGTCACCCGTCAGGGTGAAGTTTCTAGCGTTAGCAAGTCTGGTAGCAGTAGCAGCGTTACCGATAAGTGAGGCAGTAATGGCACCTGCTTCAAAGTTACCGTCAGCGTCTCTCTTTACCAGAGTGTTGGCAATGTTGGAGTCTGCTTCCAATGGTCGCTCATATTTAAGCGAGTTCCATTGTGTAACACCATCACCGATTTTCAGACGAGAGGTATCAAGTTCGATACCAAGTTCGCCTTGGGCGAGGATAGGGTTGACGTTTGCCCACTGCTGAGCGCCGTCACGTCTTAATTGGATTCTATTTGCCATTGCTTATCGAACGCTAGCAGGGTCAGGTGTCTCTTGTCTATTTATACCCAAAACAAAAGGGGACCCGAAGGTCCCCTTACTCATTCTTCGGTTGTTTCTTCTGGTTCATCTTCGTCGGGTGGATGAAGATATTCCAGAGTTTCGATTGCTCCCATGAGTTTCAGAGCGGTCTGTTCGTTCTCACGAATCTTTTGTTGCATCTCTTTCGTCTCTTGGATGATGTTGTTATAACGAGTACGAAAGTTATTCAGAAGATCCTGGGGATCTTGTGTTTCAGTCACGTCAGCTGGCATTACTTACTCTCCTTGTTTACTAATTGCAAAAGCAGACTCTTGATGTCCGACACATCAGATTTTAGGTCATTCACCTCTTGTTGTAAAGAGGAGAAGTCTTCCTTTTTCTTTTGTCTTTCTCGATAGGACTGCATGTAACTATCATAGACATCCTTATCGCGGAGGAGGATAGCATTAGAATCCTTGTCTCGAAAGAGACCACGGTTCTCGTCCCCCTCCACTGGTATGTATTTAGGTACTCCGAACTTGCTCATGATGCGAATGCGATTGCTCTCATATCTTTGATCAGTGGTACTTTCGCTTGGTTCTTAGACTTCATTACGATCTTAATCTGGAATGCTTGGAACTCCTCGCCTTCGACCACGTATTCAAAGTCTTCCCACTCTTCCTCACCGACGTTAGTTGAACCGACTTCGGGGACTGGGATTTTCTGGAAACCAATATCATTCATCGTTTTCTCGGAACCAGGTTTCTGGATACGATAGTAGATGTCAATGTTAGAGTCACCATAACGTTGCATGGAGACCATCACACGAATGGATCTGGAAACGTTAGCAAGTCTAGCAACTCTTGTCAAGTAAACAGCGTCGTTCTGATCACCGTAAGGCAGTGTAGATACATCGCCTTGTGGGTTGATTTCAGATTGCAGACCCAGTACCTGAGGTCCACCTTCCCAGTTGTTGATCTTGTTAGATGTTGTGATCACAGACACACGGTCAAGGTCAACCACAGGAGAGAGGTTGTTCTTGGTAGTGTCAAAGGCGATCTTCATAGTCAAGGACTTGTTACCTTCCAGTTTATTTGCTTCATTAATCTTGGAGCAAATGATTCTGGGGTTATCAAAGTAGTTCTCATCATTAAGTTGGATGTTATCATATACACCGTTGTTCACAAAGGATGCTTGGTCAACAACAGTTCCACCGTTACCGATAGATGTACCAGATGTGGTGTTCAGTGTTGGAGAAACACCAGTCTCCTTGAACTGCATGATCTGAATGGTGGGTGTGAGCAATTCAAACGGAATGTTCTTAGTTGCCGACACTCTGTATCCACCAGTTCTAATACCAGCAGTTGCAACAGAAGTGGTAACCAAAGTGTAAGAATCAGTTGTGGGATCTTGGATGCTTGCGTGTACCTTGTTGATTTCCGTCAGAGGAATACCATCCAGGTTGTAACAGGCAACCGTAGTACCAGTAGGCCATTCTTGGGCAGCAGTGCCATCATTTGCTCTACCAGAAGGTGCGACAGTAATAGTCTGACCATCGTCACTGATAGCAGAGTATGCAATGACTTCATTAGTGATCAGAGGCAGGATCTCAAACCAACCCTCAGTAGCACCGTCAGAACCAGGCAGAGCGCCCACACGAGGAGGTGCAGGTCTAGACGTGAGCATAACATAACCAGGGTTGGTGGTAGAGATTGCTCTACCATTCACAACCTTATGGAAAGATCCAGCATTAGCGACACTAATTGTAGTAGCACTACTAGACAGAGTTGCAGTCAACTCGGTCGGCGGAATCTCAGACTCAACGTTCTTGATCTCAACGTTGTTGGATCTGTTGTGCATACCATGGTTCGGATGGATAACTGCAACCTTTCTATCTTCTGTACGAGTAGAAGGAGCAACGGCAGGGTATGCAACGTAAGAGTCACCACTATATGCAGCAGAAGTCATTGTGCCTGACACACCACCTGGTTCAGACAGGGTGTCATTAGCGGTATCAAACTGACTATCAACATAGTTAGCAGTGATAGTCTGTGTTCCTGCATCATAGGCAGTAACCACAGCAGTAGCACCAGAAGAAGAACCAGTGATAACGTTACCTGCTTCAAATACACCGTTGTTAACGGTAGACATTACAATAGTAACGATAGACTGAGAAGACTTAAATGCTTGGAACGGATCTCCGTTACCATCAAGGAAACCTTGCTCAAAGTCACCAACAATGCCAGTAATAGTCATTGTCTGTGGGTTTGAGGTGGAGTCAAACTCTTCGATTGTACCCTCAGCACCAGAAGGAGTCTGGATGATGCGAGCACCAATAGTGAAGTTATAAGTTGCACCAGTCGGGAATGTGATCTGTTGCTTGGGTTGAATAGTAACGAGAGGGTTGACGTTCAGAGAACTAATACCATCATTACCAAGACCCAGTTCAGCGTTGGTAAATGTTGCATTACCAATCACACTTGTGTTGAACTTCGCTCTATACAGATTGAACTTCAAGTCTTCATACTGGTCAGCGGTCCACGTAGATGCGTTCTGTGATTTGAAGAGCACACCAGCGTAAGGCTGTTCAGAGATCGTTCTTGTACCAGTGATGTCGATGTCACCCATACGTGAGATCCAGACCTTATATTCGTTAGAGTCAGAGAACAGCACGAAGCAGTGTTCCTCAGACTCAGGAATGAATACAGGTGCAGGGAAGTTGAATCTGGTAGCGATAGAAGCATTATCAGAAACTTCAACCTCAGTAGGTCTCAGAGTAACGTCAGAGAAAGGCAGGATGTCCTTGGTCGGATATCCATTTTCCATAGGACGGATCTGCATGGAGATCGGAATCTTGGTATCCTTTGTACCGAAGAAGATGTCCACACCTGTCACAAATGTACCACCTTGCTCTTCCAGCAAGAAAGACTGTGCCAGAGGGTCCCACCAACCAACCTGTCTGGTGTTGGTACGAACAGAACGAACTGTTCTTCTTTGTGTAACGGTGTCTCTAACGACGCTAGCGTTACGAACAGCAAGGATGTTTTCTTGCAGAGTGTTGAGTGTACCTCTTGCTGTGTATTCTGCCTCAGCCGCAGAGTCAACAGCACCTGGCAGTCTGCTATCTTCCTCAGAAGAAGACAGACGGAAGACTCTGGAACCAGTTGCCCAACGAGGGTTAGCATCGTTAGCGGGGTTAGGAATCCAGAAGGCACCCTTGATGATACCAACCAGGTCAGATACAAGACGACGGTCCTTGACCACAGCACGAGCACCAGATGTCTGACCTTGCAGAACCTCACCAACTTGGAAGTTACCAAAGAAGTTGGGGTTCACAGTAGCAGACAGAACTTCGGTGTCGATGTTCAGAACACTGGTCTGTGATGCATAAGAGTCGGGCAGAGCGTCATTGGTTGCACTGTATGGATTAGTTGTCAATCCATCATTAGGTGCAGCAACACGGAATCTGCAACCAGACTTACGACCAAATACGGTCTCGCCAATCACAAACGGAGTTTCGTTGGTGTCACTATCCTCAGAAGAGTTCTTAACGATCTCGATCAACTTAGGAATGATGTAGTTCTGTACGTTGTCATTATCAAAGAACGCATACATTCTGGTCTTAGGCTTCACACGCTCAACGTCGAAACCAACGTTACGAGAGCGGATCCATGGGATGAATGTGCTATCGATGATGCTGTCACCCAAAGAGCGACGGTCGATTCTAGGAACAACTCTGAGTCGAGTACCAGATCTAACCTGACGACGTGTAGTAACAGTAGTCTGAGACGCCATAATACGTCTCGGTACACCACGAGCAAAGGAGGTCTCTCTCCATGTTCTGCCGTTCTGTCTTCTAGTACCAGTCCAGGTAGTTCTCCAAGCACGCCACTGTACAGGGGCAAAACCTTGGTTGTTGACATTTAGTCTCTGTCTGGTTGCTTGGAAGTTACCTTCAATAGTGGTAACACGAACAGGAGCACGACGTGTGTCAGTCCAGTCATCGGATGCAGGCAGAAGGTCGATACGACCGATGAAAGTAAACACGTTGAACGGGTTCACGTTCTCCAATCTGGAAGCATACGGTTGAACAATAATTGCTTCGTTTTCGTATGGCAGTGTCAGAACGTTAGCACCGATCTTGCCACCCAGTTCAGGGTTAGATCTCCACCAGACCAAGTTACTAGACAGTTCTGTTCTGTATTGCAGAGCAACGTTAGTAGTGTAGTGTGACGGTCTGAGGATGCCCTCAGTAAAGTCCATCGAACACTTGAAGTCCTGATTGTTAACGTCAGAAGAAGAGTGATCAGTGAAGTCATCCACCAGGAATCCATTCTTCAATCTGTCGAAACCATCAGAGTCAAACGCTTTGAGGTTTCTAGCGTCAGATTCCAGTAGTGACAGAGAAGTGTAGTATTCCAGGGACTGCAAGCGGCGGTCCATGTTACCGATGTCTTCCATCGTATAACGACGCTGCTGGTGCAGTGTAATCAGGATGTCTTCGTCTACATCATAGACATACGGTTCGTACTGGATCTTCGCCAGCAGCATAGCGTTGTCGATGTCATCTGCTTCTGGGGGATCCTCAGCAGGGACACCCTTAGACAGTTTCAGATCACCATCATGTGCCATGAACAGTTTGTCCTGTCTAGGCAGATAGTATTCATAGTCAAGACGAATCTGATCTTCTACCTTTGGAATGTTGAAGATGGTAGAACCACCTGCACCACCAGTAGAGGTAAAGACGCGAGAATCGAAGTCGAGAGACTTACAGTTAGTAAAGTAAGGTTGCTCAACAGTACCAGAACCAGAAGCAAGTTCACCGACAGCAGGACGGAAGTCCAGAGTATCAGTCAGATACTTGGTGTTACGATCAGTTCTTTCTCTGGGGATTTCGGAGAAGTTGATACCAGTATAGGATTGGTTGGTGAAGTAGTCACCAGATGCTTCGTGGATGAAGTAGTCAAACACAACTGCCAATTTACGCTTGGGTTCAGATGTGCCTGCCTTTCTTACCAGTTTAGAAACACTGTAATAGAAAGATGTCTTATTGGCGTCAAGGTAGAAATCGGCAGTGATGTTCTTAGAACCTTGTTCCAGAGCACCATCACCATCATCAATAACAGCAACGAGGTTGTTCAGATCATCATCGAAACCATCGATGGTTTCACCTGTGTTGAAGAACTCAGTAGAAACAGGAACAACATACAGTCTGTTATTAGCAGCGTTGAAGGATACCACACGCGCTCTGGCGTTAGAAGTACGACCAACAACCACAGAACCATTGTCGAAGAAGACGTTTTCTGTCAAGGTGATGTAAGGAACCTTAGCATCGTCATCGTTCTCAGACTCATATACAGCGTGCAGTTTATACACGTCGTTCAGAGCGAAGGAGATCTCTTCGTCTTCGATACGAGTACCATACAGGTTACCGTATGCCAGACCATAAAGAATAACGTCATTCTGATTTCTGGTGCGAATGACCTTCATGGTCCTCATCTTCGCAGCAGTCTTAATCTTTTTAGATACTGTGTTTACAGACACAGCAGCGTTCAGAGTCACCTTAGTGATGTTGTTTACTGAACCACCAGAACCATCATTGAGACCAGTAATCAGCAGAGACTGTCTGTTAGCACCAAAGGACACACCGATAGTTGGGTTCTGCTTTTCAGATTCCTCTTCGATGTCAAGGTTAGTACCAACTGACCAACCGTAACCAGTATTATCGTTAGCACCCTGAGTGATAGTCAGGTTATAGTTCTCACCATCAAGTGTTGAGAACTGCTCGTTCTCAGGCAGCGTGAAGGTCACGTCACCAGAGGAGAGAGGCTTGTCCTTAAAGGTCTTGATGACAACGAACGATTCGTCAGATACCGACTTGATAGCACGCTTCGGCATGTCGATAGCAAGTTCACCATCTCTGTTCACCTTCTCAGTGAAGTAAGGACGGAGACGTGTTACCTGGGTAGCAGGGAACTCACCATTGCTAACAGTACCCTTTGTTAAAGTTGTATCAATCTTTGCAGTCTGTGTGCCAAAGTCAAAGACAGGTGCTAGACCAGTATTCTTTCTATTGAGTGATGTGTATGCAATGTTAGCAGGATCAATACGCTTGATACGAAGTGAGGTGCTACCTTTATTGTCTGTTGCAGTTGGTGAAATAACATCACCAGCACGAAGGTCAGCAGAGAATACAGTATCGAAACCAACAACGTCTTGATCGCCTGCCTGATCAACAGTAACAGTCTTACCAATCAGAGACAGTGATTCTGTCAGTGCAAGAGAAGCAGTGAAGACGACGGTGTTGACACTGCTGGACTCATATCCAACCAGTTGTCTAACATCAGATCTCTCGTAAGGATATACTGCATTCAGTACGTCCAGAACACGTCCGTCACGCTCGATGACTTCACCTTGTTGGAACTGACCAGACACCTGGTGTACCATTGCATAGTCAGCAGCGGCAGAGTGTACATAACCTCTGGCACCAGAAGAACGACCCACCAGCATCTCACCATCAATGATGGTTTGAGAAGAAGCGAAGTTCAACGCAGTGAACATCTGGATATCGAAGAGGAAGCAGTTATACTTATTGCCATCCTTTTCGAGTTGCAGGACTCTTGCTTTACCAATCAGGTTACCTCTAACAGTGTTAGAAGGACCAGTACCCAACCAGTCATCTCTAAGGTCAACAACCTGATAACACTCTGTTACGTTCTCGCCAGAGATACGAGGCCAACCCCAGACATCATATACCTGAACTGCCTGTGACAGATCGACAGGTACAATCTGGTTCTGACGACCAACGAATGTACGAGGTTTGGGGGTATCAACATAGGTAGGTGCCAGAATCTGAGTTCTGTAACCCTTTACATATGCTCTACCAGGACCAACTTCCAGGGCAGCCCAGTTCTCAGATGCTGGTTGTCCCTCAGCAGAGGTCTCACCAGGTGTATAGACACCATTGTTAAAGTTATCATTCAGGTGCTCTCTGGCACGTACGTCGAACGTATCGACAACATAGTCACCATGCGTTTCATACGTCCTACGAGCAATCGACTTCTCGATCTCGTTATATTCCGTACGGTCAACAAAGTTCTCAACAGTCGAGTTCCTGATGCGAAGCAGTTCGATGAAGTTCTTGTCTGTCTCGTCATCGATTGGCTTCTTAACAAGTGCAGTCTTGATTCTAAATCTGTGAGCACCAGGTGCAGAGTAGTTGGACGCACCAATGGCATTGTCCGTAAGTGACGGATCATCCTCAGGTGTGATAATTGACTCGCTAACCTCAAATCCGACTCGGTAGGATGGGTTGTTGGTGTATTGGTCAAGGATGATGTACTCAGATTGGATATCAACGAAGTGTCCACGGATGAAGTAAACACCTTCACTGATGTAAGCAGTAGAACCTACCTGAGCAGAGTCTACGGGCAGAAGTTGAGCAAACGGAGAACCCGTCTCAATCAGGGTGTTACCAAAGGTAATCTCCTGTTCAGCAACCAACTGTTCATTATTTTGGAACTTCTTAGTTTTTACATCAGATGTAGTATCCCCAGACTCTACATACTTAATGTAAAATGTGATGTAACCACGATCACTTTGAGTGGCAGGAATCGAGTAAAGAACCTTTGCCTTAATACCTGTGGTGAGACCTTCAATGATCTTACCTTCAAGTTGAGTTCTATAAGTTTCAACGTCCACACCCAGGAATGCCTGCTGGATGAGGATACAATCAACGTTCAAGTCATAACCGACCTGACCAGGGATGACCATCGCACCCTCTTTGAAGAGGTGCTGACCCATTGCTTCGATCTGATTCTGCAAGATCGACTGCATGGTCGTAAGTTCTCTTGCCTGAATCGGAAATCCAGGGCGGAAGAGAACTCTGTAAAAGTTCTTGTCCTTATCGAAATCGTCGAAGTAAGGAGCAATGTTTAGATTAGTATTCTGGGGCATCTCTTAGAACTCGATTACGATTTTGATATCTTCAATTTGGTCACCAGCACGAGAAATCGCGCCTCTGTTATCTATATAGATGATTTCGCCAGAGTTAGGTTCGATCTCTGACTTTGCATAACCATTAGTGAAGGACATACCAAGATCGTACTCAGTATTGTTAATAATACGAGTAGATGTACCAGACACAACAGGGAAGTTGATGTCGGGGTCAGCAGATGTGCCCGATGTAGAACCAGTTACGGGGTTACCACCTTCAAACTCTGTGAGGTTACCAGTAATCTCAGGGAACACACCATCAATTCTGTTCTGGTAGTATTTCAGAACCTTGGTTGTCGAGTTCCAGGAGATGACACGACCACGAGCAGTTACCTGCTGACCACCCACAGTTCTGGACTGTGTGATGATTTCGTCAGTTTGGAACTGTCCAGTGAACGTGGGAGAGAAGATCACTGCCTTCGTAGCGGACAGTGTGATAGCAGATGTCAGTTCTGTCGTACCATACTGATTAGGATTGATTACCAGACCAATACGACGATAGTCGTTATCAGTTGGGAAGTCACCTGAACCTTCATCATAGGTGAACTTCGTGTTAATCATCACACGATAACCGCCAAGTTCTTTGGCAGGATCAGAACCATGACCAGTGTCGGGAGGGATGATAACGTCGATAGCAGCACCAGTACCTGTACCAGCACCGATACCGTTGACTTCATCAATAACAACCTTACCGAAAGTGTATCCAGAACCACCAGAGGTCACTGTGGCAGAAACGATCTTACCACCGTCAACCACCAGAGAAACACGACCACCAACGCCATCACCTTTGATGGGTACGTTCTCATAAGTACCGTTGTTGTAACCAGTACCAGATGCTTGGATCACAACACTGTCAATCTCACCGCCAACAGCGTCGCCAGTCACGGCAACGTCGCTGAGCACTGGCATATAGTCGTTCGAGAAGAACTTCAACACCTGACCCACAGGGATCGTATAAAGATACTTCCAACGATACCCATCAGAAGTTGTGATAATACTAGTGGAGGTGCCAGTAGGCTCCACAGTAGAAGGTTTACCATTAGGATCAGAAGGACTGGTCCCGTTGTAGATGCACTTATAGACTTGATACTGCGAGTTAACGACGTAGAAGTCTGCGTCATACAGTTTCGTAGCACCCGACGATGCCGTCTTGGTCGAGGAATAGTCATGACGATACATATCATAAACGTAACCCAGACCACCAGTGGTTTGTTCTGGGGGTGTCCAGTCAATACGACGAACAACCTGAATGGTATCCGAAGCAAGGACACGCTTCAAGGAGATCATATCGGAGAATGTATCCGAGAACTCTTGGAACGAGTCAACAGGAGTCGGCGGCGCATTCTCGTTGTCCCATTCTTGGGGACGACCGATAAACACATAGAGACGATCTCTATTAGCGCCTGCAACCAGGTCGGACTGCGTGGGATCAGCACCTTCCAAAGATTTGATGAATCTCTTCGCAGTGAAAATCCTAAATTGATCTGTTAGAAGTGCCATCTTTCAGCAATTACCTTCCTTTTATTTATGGGGTTTACTCAGGTTCAGTTCTGACGAGATTAGTATATTCTTGCTTGACGAACTCACCAGTAGCGCCTGACGACTGACCGTTAAGAGTATCGGCAGTCGTAAACTTATAGGTGTTGCCATTGTTAGTAAGTTCCTTCAACTTGATATAGTGATATCCAAAGGCATCTGCTTCTGAACTCATTGCCTCAGCAACAACAGCAGTGACACCTGTTGAGGTTCCAGTGACAGTTTCCCCAACAGAATACAAGGTATCATTCCAGTTCTTGATCTGGATGGTAGTTGTGGCAATATGCTCAATACCATCACCCAGTTCACCAGCAACCTGAATAGTTGCAGTCAATGGAACCAGGTTAGAGTCGTAGATCTGATCACCTGTTTGGAACAAGGTAGTGTTCTGACCACCGACTGTTTCTTCAATACCATACAGAGAGGCAGCGATACCGCCGTCAAGACTAATCTCGTTCTCAAAGTCTGTATCAGTATTTACCAGGTCAATAATGCCGTCGCCATCACCATCTAGTTCATCGTCATCTTCAAATCGGAATCCTTCTAATGTAGAGAGAGGATCTGTAAACGTAACAATACTTCCAGTCTCATCTTCAATCAAAACGTGAGGTTCAACACCTGTACCAGACGAAGCAGAAGAACCTGCAATGAACTGAATCACAGCAGTGCTTTCATTAGATCTACCACCATCAATGAACGCCAGTTCATCAACTTGGAATGTCAGAAACAGTTCTCTGGTACTAGGACGCCAGTCATAAACGATAGCAACCTTGTTGGTTTTATCTTCTTCAACTCTTCTAATACGGTCAGATACCGTAAAGGCATAACCAGAAATACCTGTATTAGGATCAGTAGCAAGGTTATCAAGGATCACACGCTGGTCATAACGGAAGTTGATACCTCTATCACAACCAGTAAATGAAATAGGTGTCTTACCTGTATATCTAATAATTTCAGATCCAACTTGGAACTTACCAGAACCAGGAAATGCGTTTGTTGTCTCTACATATAAAGTACCATCATTTGCCTCAACATCTCTGATGATAGCAGTCATATTGTAGAAGTCAGAGACAAGAGATGTTCTGTTTCTCTGTGCTCTAATCAGATTAGTATCACGGGTGAAGATAACCTGAGGTGGGGAAGTATAACCACCACCAGGATTCAGCAGGTTGATATTGGTGATTCTACCTAGATTGATCTCCGCCTCAGCAGCAGCACCAGATCCACCACCACCAATGATTTGTAGAATAGGAGGAGTTTCAAAGAACTCACCCTCGTCCGATACAGTAATACTTTCAACAACACCAAACTGGTTGACCTCAGCAACACCTTCGGCACCTGAACCACCGCCACCACCAGAGATAACGATAGTAATGTCTTCGGAAGTATAGTTCCTACCGTTGTTCTCAACGGCAAGGCCAGTTACACCACCAGTAACGGGAACTAGTTCTGCACCCGATCCACCACCACCTCTGAGGTATGCCTCAGCGTTGAAGTATCCATCACCAGGTTGATTGACTTGTAAGAAACTAACAGAACCGTCAGCATTCAAATAGATGTTAGCATCTGCATCAGTGATGCCTGAGTCATTACTAACGATATCCAAACGGAGGGGATCATAACCCTCACCAGGGTCAATCACATCGACAGACAGAATCTCACCGTTGTCAGCAATGTTTGCTCTAAGAACAGCATCCCTGATAGGCGTGCCACAATTACCAATAGACAACCTCGGTGGATTGCTGGGGTCATACCCACTACCACCATTCGTTACGATAACGTCCTTAACTCCATATACAGAGTTAAAGACGGGCTCGATAGTTGCACCTGATCCTGGGACTGTTCTTGGCATTAGACCACCACGATATTACCGACCATGAGAGAGTGAATGTTGCACTGATACACATATGTTGTACCAGCAGCAAGCGTCTGAGGAACTGTCCAGTATTGGACTCCATTGATAGAACCAGTGGTTCCACTAATCTGAGAACCACCGTCAGAAACTCTCAGTTCCAAGGGGTGTCCACTACCAGTTTGATTATCAAATCTGTATGTGAATCCACGATAGACATAGATCGTAGGATCACTTGCATTGGAAAGACCAGGACCATTCACAGTATATGCTGTGCTACCAGAAGCAGTGAAAGCATAACTGACAGTAGGAGATGCTACTCCTTCATATGCAGATTCTCCCCGAATGAGGGATTGTCCTTCATTAATACTGGGTAGCGCGACAGTGTTAGTAATAGTAAGCGTTGACCCAGATACCGCAGTAGTGATCCCAGTGCCACCAGCAATCGTGACAGAAGAATCAGCGGCGTTAGCAGTATACGAACCAGAGTCTCCTGAAATTGCTTGGAGGACATTTTGAACTACGTTAGGGGAGTCGTTAGTGATAGTAATAGCACCAGCGTTCAGGTTGGTAGAGATACCAGACCCACCAGTGAATGTCAGACTGTCAGTAACAGTAGTTGCAGTCGTAGTACCGTTATCAGCGCCAAAGGTGGTGAACACATTTTGGTTCAGGTCACCCAGGGTGCCTGTCATATCAATAGTAAGAGTATCACCACTAAGAGTAGTGGAGATGTTAGTACCACCTGCAATAATGAGGGTATCGTTAGGAGCAGAAGCAGTAGTAGAACCAGTATCGGCATTGACACTCTCAAAGAGATTCTGTGTGGTGCCACCGCTACCACCTGTTCCTTGCTCATCATTAGCAGGAGACCACTTACCAGTGGATTCAACCCATTTCAGAACCTGACCGTCAGACGGACCACCATTTACTGTGGTATCAACGTCGTTCAGAACAGTAATACTTTGATTCTCGTCTACAAGGGGAACCCAAGCAGCAGAGTGAGCAAAGTATGCCTTGCCAGTGCCGTGAACGTGAGCAAGCATACCGTGATGGTTAGTCGCATCAGGAAGGTCGCCCAGAGTAGCGTAAGGAGCGTACCATTTGAGGTATCCATCGTCTCCATCAATATAGGTATATGCAGAACCAGATCCACCTGCCCACAGTTGGATGTCACCAGTACCAGTCTGTTTGATTACGATAGCATCCGTACCATCAGACTGAATCTCATTACCATTGGTATCAAGATTACCAGTTAGTAGGTTAAAGTCTGCTGCACGAAAGGCAGGAGAAGGAGTGGTGCCCCATTGGAGAACCTGTCCCTCAGTGATACCAGCACCGATATCAATTAGAATCTCAGTGTTGTTACCAAGACGTTCATATAGTTCATCAAAGTTAGCATTATATTTAATAGCACCGTCTCTTAGGGTGTCACCTGTTCCATCATTTGCCGAAGATCCAATACCGACTAACTGCTTTGTCATGATCGTTCTTTTTTTACAGTTCTATTTATGTTGCGTCAAAGGAGGTCTGAGTTGTCGAGAACTTAACCTCAGTAGATGAGAAGTCTGCATCACCCTGACCGTCACCGAATCCAGTTACGGTGAGTGTCGCAACGTCAGATGTCAGTGGTGAGTTTTGTGCAGGTGTTACGCCCAGACCCAAGGGACCACGCACTTCACATCTGAATCTATATCCAGACATGTAGTTAAGTGCGGTGAACTGATAGGTCGCATCGGTTGCACCAGTAAGCACAGCAAAGGAGAATCCACCATCAGTAGATCTATACCACTGATAGGACTTGGGTCCGTCTTCTGGGATGATAGAAGCGGTAATACTGAATGTGACTGTTTGACCAACGTTGATCGTAGCGTTCTGCGGTTGCAGAGCGATCTGGATCGTTGCTGGGGCAACAGTTCCACCGCCACCACCTGAATCTGGCGGAGGTGGTGTAGCAGCACCATTGTTGGGTGGTTGATCTAATACCTCACGAGATGTTGTTCCCATGAGATATGGAAACACTGCTTCTAGGTTATTCTCACTGTCTAATTCAGTAGTGAGGAAGTAAGCATATGTACCATCTTGAAACTCTGGTGTAATACAGAACCTTCCATTATGGATGTCCATATTACCAAGACCCTCAGAGTATTCCCAGTCCTGAACAAGCGCCCCAGCAGGAGGGTTCTGTTGGGTATCACCATATGTAGGTCTGCCTTCTATTTCTTCTGATCTAACTCTATAAGAACTAGTTGCAAGACCTATGTTACTATCATTGTCCCACGGATCTGAATACAAATAAGGACCGTAGATAGGGAATCCATCAAAAGCATAACCAAGAATCTTAGAGTGTCCGTCAGGATGCCTCAGGTTGTCACCATTGTACTGAGATGATCCATAGTAGTCATTATATGCTGCCATGGCAGAGTTATCCTTCCAGCATTCTAGGAAGTGAGTGTCATGGTAGTGGTATTGTCCTGTGTTCTCTGGGTGACCACCACAGTTGTCTTCGCCAAAACTTACGGGAGAATCCTCGTAGTGGGCATTCCAGTTAAATCCTGTTGGTGGGTTTCCACCTGCACCTGCTGAGGGGTTGAAAAATACGACACCGTTAGCAGCAACGCCAATAGCGCCGAGAGGTGTAGAAGTGCGCCCGTTCCTTTGATCATAATAAGTGTATGTTCCAGCATGACCAGATCTAGTAAAGTCCATGATCAGTTCCAAATACTGATCACTAGCACGCCAGAACTCACCTGCCACAGCAGTTTGCTGTGTTCCTCTATATGTGAACACTGCCTTGTGTTCATCAGGAGTGCCTGCATCGAACACAAATAGAATCTTGTCACCAACTCTAATAGCAGAACCCAATAGGGTGTTATCTGCTACTGATAGTGGAATAGTGATGAAGAAACCATCGTGAGCAAAGGTATTCGCATCAAACGTTCTAGTGATACCAAAGGTTCCACCTCTATAATAAAAGTCATGCTCAAAATCCTGCTCAGTTACAGCGTTAGGATTATTGACATTGGGAAACGTACCGTAGAGGACGGGAGTGGGAAGACCATCGCCATCTACGGTGAGCGTTCTAGTGCCAGCGTTATATTCAGCGGTTGCTGTCATTGGACTTTTTGACTATTTATTGGAAGATCTGAGTCGGGTTGAAGTTGGTGATGATAGTGGCACCAGTCTGTACACTCAGGATGACCGAGTTAGAGTAGACAGGTGTAGCACCAGCAGCAGTGATTGCTACGCGGAACTCATCGCCGTCATCTGCCTGTTCAGCAGAATTAGATGTATAGACCGCAGTGTTCTGACCAGTAATGTTGTTCCAGTCAGTCTCACCATACTGCTTACGCTGCCACTGATAGTTCAGAGGTGTAGTTCCGACTTGGTTATCAGAACTGTTCACAAACTGACCGATTACAGTAAACTGAGCAGTCTGACCTTGGTTCACGGTCACGTTCACAGGTTGTGTCACGATGTTGATGTAACCAGGTGTGATGATAATCGGGTTACCCTGAGCGTCAGTACCTTCGCCAGCGTAGGTGTCGAAACCTTGGTTGACAGCAGGTCCAGTCGGTGGCACAAAGTCATCATCAACAGTGTTCTCGACGGTAACCACGGGTTGTTTGTAATCAATACCAGGAGTCTTCACGTCGATTCTCAGGATACCCATCAGGGCACGAACACGACCGTCAAAACCAGTAGAGGAAACCACGTCAACGTTCGGGCGAGAGGTATAACCATCACCAGGTGAGGTGATGATTGCCTTTGTGATCTCACCAGACTTGATGCTAGCAAGAGCAGCAGCGCCACGACCCTTGACGGTTCCTGTGTACTCGAAGGTGATCAGAGAGTTCGAGGATTCGATCAGAGCGACTTCACGTTCGTCTGCCTCACCTTCGATTTGCAGGATGTCACCAGCCTCAATCGGAGGTACAACAGTTGCCGCAATCACGTCAGCGTCAGAACCGATGTAGGAGAAGGCAACGAATGTAGATCCTGCGCGAGGAATCTCAGCGAAGATGATTCGGGAACCAACCAGTTCGTAACCAACACCAGGTTCCTGAATCACACCATTGAGCGAGACGATGATGTTGTTCTCAGGCAGGATAGTGTTGGACGACACACCTTCTGTCAGAGTCAGGGAGTAGAAACCACCCTGATACTTCAAGTTGAAGGAGGAACGCAGAGAGTCAAACTCGAAACTGATGTCGTCGAGTTGTCTCAGTTTACCCACGTAGTAACCGATGAACTCAGAACCAATGGTGGGAGGTTCAGTGAACGAGATCGAGTCAGAGAACGCGGTGTAAGCGTAGTTTGCACCAGGAGGTTGCAGCACACCGTTGACGAATACGAGCAGGTGTCCAGCAGGATCTGGGAAGTATGCTTCGCCGTTGCTGACGGTAAGTTTGAAGGATGTCTCGGTGCCATCGAAACCACGGAAGTAGCGATCGCAACGACCCAGCAGACCCTTCGCCTGCGTGACACCAGCAGACCAACCATAGTCGGACTTGATAGTCAGGTTGGAGGGGAAGTCACCATTGACTTCTTCCAACCAGATACGACCAGTGTCGCCGCTGATTGCCTTACCTGCGACCTTACCATACGAGGTATAGTTGGTAACAGTTACGTTGTTGATAGAAGCAGAGATAACAGGGAAGTTGTTAAGGTTTTCAAACTTACCCAGACCACCAGAGAGAAGTTCGTTGGGGTCAGTAGTTGTAGTGCCATCAGCAGAAGATCCATACGGAGTCAGGTTAGCGATCCAGATCTTGTGGATGCTGTTGTCGGGATCATAGATGTAATCGGTAACAACGGCGGTCCAACCAGGAATCTTGGGAACAGTGCCAGACAGCAGGTATACCAGATCGCCCTTCTTGAAGTCACCCTCAAAACCTTGATCTCTGAGGACGCTAGCAACATCACATTCGATGGTCTTCTCAGCGTGTACGAACTGATTGAGTTCGAGTTGCTGGAATCCAGCAGCAGTGATGTTAGCAATATCAAGAATTCTATCTGTGATAGAACCGTAGATGATGTCACCATCAATGAAGTCGTCTTGCAGAGTTTCGATGTCAATCGTAATACGACCACCCAGGTTGCTAGTCAAAGAACCAGCAGAGTTTTCAAATGCTACGATATCTGCCTCAGCACCGTTGCCTTTGTTGAAGATAATCTCACCATTAGCGAACGATCCGCGATCAATGTTGACCAACATGCGGTCTTCATTGGTGCCAGTTATGACTGCGGTTTGAGTGCTATCTACACCTTCCAGGATGTCAGCGGCAGTGAAAGTACCTGTAATATCTTCCACATAGATCCAACCTTCATCAAGGTTGTCGCCCGTAAGGGCAGAGGTTTGGAGAACGATACCAAAGTTGCTAGCGTTACCTTGAACTTGTACTCTTTCACCAACGGTGAAGCGACCAGTTGCAGTATTGATGTAGATCTTTTGATAGAGTTTAACAATATCTGCTTGGTTGTTTCTAGTCCTAACGATCTCAGAAGAGGCGTTAGATGTAGTACCAACAACCACGTCAGCAAGGTTGAAACCACCACTAATCGGATTGTCAATGTCTCTGGTGCCGAAGGTAGTTGTCTTACGATGGATGCCAGAGCGTACAGCATTTTGAAGTTGCTGAGAACCAGTCAGTCTAGTATCTGCTGCAAATCTTCTAAATCTGGCGTCATGACGAATCTCAGATGTAATCTCAAACTGGGACGGAGTAGCATTCAGAACATAGAAGTATGGTTGAGATCCAAATGCAGGTTCAACATCACTGGATGCAATCGCGTAAGAAAGAATGTCACCACGGGAGTAGAAGTTAGGACGCTGGATGATAATTCTATGCTCTCTGTTCTCAAATCCAACTTCAACAGTCGGAGTGTTGATGATCAGGTCAGGATCAGTGTTCCAGTCTTGACCTTCGTCAAAGAGATTGCGCTGGTTGGTAACGTGAACGTTATTGGTCCACTGTACACTGTTCTGTGAAGGAGGCGTGCCTCTGCTGATAGCGAAATATGCAGCATTGAGAGAACTATCAATCTTGAATTGAGTGGACTCTTGTTCATATTCAAAGCGGTGATCAATCGCACCCGTACCAAAGTGAGTCTCATCTTGATATACATCATATCCGAAGAACTCACCACCCACGAGCACGTCATTGTAGTCGTCAAGAATACGCTTAGCGTACTCACTGACTCTGGTCACATACCAGAGCAAGTGTTGCTTGGTAACATCAGGGAATGCGATGAAGTTACCCTCACCGTCAAACCAGGTGTTGACGAGTCTCAGGATACCAACGTTACCGCCAGTGTTCAGGTCATACAGCAGACCCTTGACCAGTGCCTCACCGAAGGAGAGTTCTGCAACTGTATTGGGGTATGCGGTTTGCACCTCAGAGAATGCCTTACCTGCGACCACATGCATATTCAGAGTAATACGCTTAGCAGCGGTCTGATCAGACTGACTACCACCGCCCAGAGAATCGCTCATCAACTCAAACAGAGTATCAGCAGCAGATGTCACGTTATAGCAAGTGTAATACTGATATGCAGTGTTGCTGTTGTAACCAGTGTTGCGGGTAACAGTAGAGAGGTGACTTGGGGACGGAGAAGCAGAAGCAGCAACCGTCAGGGTGTCTAGGACAAGATCGAAGAGGGTTGTAATGTTATCTGCTTGTGTCTGGCAAGTCTGGTTCCAATCCAGACCACCGTCATAGGTGATGGTAACGTCACGTTGGACATACTCAGGAGAATACTTGACAGGCCAGATGTTTGGCAGAGTCTTAGTGATCGTTCCATCAGTAATATCAGTAGGTGTAGTGATTGTATCGGTTACAATCGTCATCAATGTAGTGATGGCAGATGCAACATCGGCACATCTTGGATTGTCAGAATCAATAGTGATACTGTAACCACCATCGCTATACGGAGCGTAATCCAGATCATCGTAGAACTTCTGAGTGAAACCATGACCAGCGGTAACAGTAATGGTCTCATTTCTCATTGCTTGGATAGCAAGATCTCTTGCTTTCTCCAAGATCCAGATAGACTCAGTAGAAACACCTACGATGTGTGCCAGGTTGGAACCAGAAACATACAGTTCGGATGCCATGAACACCTTGTTGTTACCACCATATTTCAGGTTCCAAGACATTGCGCTGAGAACGTCAGTAACGTCATGGACACAATCGATGTAACCATTAGTGGTGATAGCATCTTGCTCTGCACGTACGAAGGTGTGAGCATACTGGAATTCAGCAGCAGCAACGCCAACGTTAACAGTCAGGGTGTTTGCATCAACAACTGTGACTGCCAAGGAGGATCCCCATGCAGGGTCACTAGCGCGAGGATAAGAATGCTCAGTAGCACCACCATCCTGCGTGCAAGTGAAAGTCAGAGAACCAGGTCTGATGGTAATTCTGTTACCAGTAGACAGTCCATGATTTGGAGTTGTGTCGATAGTCAGCAGACCACTAGTGTGGTTGTAGGTGACGTTACTAGGAGTCAGGTCAACACCACCAGATCCACTCTGACCATTGATGTTCAGTGAGGGGAACTGTGCTCTACCCTGAGCGACTGCTTCCTCAGCAATGAAGCGGATGTTTCTGTCGATAACATTTCCAGCATCAATGAATCTGTCAGCAGCAGCGTTTCTTTCGTAGGTACTGACCTCAACTCTATCAAGAGATTCGCCACCAGCAAGTGGTTCGCCAGTTACAGGGTCAACACCACCACCCTCAGGGTTGTAGATGTAGAGGTTGTCACGACCGAAACCGTTACGCAGTGTCAGAATGCAGATCTCAGCAGCGATCTTCATGGTATCTCTGGCAGCGTCGAGTTCAGACTCAACGTGCTTCAAGCTGCTATCCTCAGGATTCAGATAGAGATTTGCAGCATCCCATGTCTTAGAGTTGCCACCAAATCTGAGGTCATGAATGATAGAATCGATAACGTCCATAACGTCGTCGATGCAGTTCTGAGCACCACCAGGGATTGCCAAGTCGATGTACTTGGACATACCATTCATCGTGTATACTGCTTCTCTTGCAATCACATGCTTATTCACTTCAAGCAAGTTAGCAGCATCGAGACTCTTATTAATCTCTGAAATGTTGCTGGTATCGTAACCCTTAGGATCGATCTGAACGGTAGTATCTCTATATGCTTCCCTAGTCGTATACTGGGCAACATAGTAGTCATCTTGGTACTCCTGAGGAACACCAAAACCAGCAGCAGTTGTACCTAAGGTCAGCAGAGTCTGGTTGATGGCATGATGCACCAACTTCTTAATGAAGTCGAATGCGTCGAGCATAGGACCAAGTTCGTTCTCGATATGAACGATCTGAGAGTTAGGATCGATATACTGATCAATTACATACTGAGTAGCAGAGTTGCCACCAGTGATCAAGTCAGTGATGACAGCAGGCAGAATGTGCTGTTTGATATCACGGAGACAGTAGGATTCACCATAACCAGGCATGGTGAGGAAATCATAGGTAGTGCCATTGATTTCCTTAATGTATTGTGCTTCCAACCAACCAACAGTTTCCTCAGCGATGTAGTCACGGTTCTTCCAGATAGCATCACCGCCATCGCGGAATCTGTCACCAGTAGGTCCGATAATATCTGCAATGGTGTTACAGAGATCAGTGATCTCAGTAGTTACCAGAGAAGATGCAGGAGAAGCAAAGTTGTTAGGAATACGGAGCAAGTTGGTATACTTAGTTCCGTTAAAGTTTTCAAGATCAGTGCTAGTAGTTGTGATAACAAAGTTAATTACATTGGCAAGTTCTGTCCAGGTGTAGATAGATTGGAGCAGTTCGTTGCCCACATAGTTCAATCCACCTTCCTTAGTCAGGTAACCTCTACCAGCGATAACGCTGTTGTAGTTGCCACCATAACGAATGTCCTCTACAACCGCTTTCAGGATGTACTCCTTGGTGTCACGCAGACACTTGTTAGTACCCGTCTGAACACCAACGCCATCGCTAGTATCACCAGGGATGATGAAGTCGGAATACTTCTCCTTCATCAAACCAACAGCAACCTCAGAAATCCAGTCGTAGTTGAGTTCAATAAGATCAGCACACTTACGATGCTCATCGCGAGAAAGATTGATATCCTCAATGATGAACTGCTTGTCCTCGTAGTCAACACTCTTAGCGGTAGCAGTAGAGTTAGTTTGACCAGTGTAAGTACCATAACGCTCACGATCACTCATGATGAATGGCAGTTCCATGCTCATACCGAACGAGATATTGTTCGTAGAGCTAGGATATGTAGAACCAGGCGTGAAGGTAGCAGTGTAATCAGAGACACCCTTCTTGAAGATAATGTTGTCAATCCAACCAACGAATGTATTAGCGTTAGCGTAATCAGCACCAATCTTCATGGCGCGTTCCAGATAGTTGTTGTTATCGGTGTAGTCACCGCCAACCTGTGTACCATTCACCCAGACTTTGGTGATGTTAGTGGTTCTAGTAACGGCAACATGATGCCAAGAATTAGTAGAAAGGTTGTGAGCACCAGTGATCTGGTCAGAACCGTTGTACCACCAGTTGATAGTAGAACCATTCAGGTACAGAACAGGAGATCCTGTCTCAGTAGATCCACTGGTACGAGTATCCCAGAGGAACTGCAAACCAGACAGAGTGGTGGGACGGATCCACATTTCGATGGTGAAGTCGCCAGTTTCAAACTTCTGCACGTCAGTAAGTGGAGAAGTAACATAACCACCAGCATCAATTCTCAGTGACTTGGTGCCAGATTTCTTTTGCAGAGTAGTAAGAACTGCATTGTTGGCAGTCAGTACACTGTTGGTAATATACTCTCTATCTTGCAGTGTACCAGTGATAGAATCAGTGAACAACCACTTCAAACCAGAGTTAGTGCCCTTCGCTTCAAAAGTTGCACCAGAAGTTACACCTTTAATAGTGTCACCAGGTGTGAAGAATCCAGTGGCACCAGGATCCTTGTAGGATATCTTGAACACACGGAGGTTCTCATTCTCTTGGTAAGATCCATCTGAGATGACAGAGAGTGCGTTAACATTAGTAAGGTTACCTGCACCGATAGCAGTTGTTGCCAGATCTACCAGAGTGTGGAGACCTGCCTGAACATCAGCACAATGCTGGATGCTCTCGTTTCTACCAGAGTAGTAGTTAGGATCGTAGTATGCAGCAGCAGTACCACCACCAGTAAAGACTGCATTAGGCAGTGCGCTGATGAAGGTGTGTGCATATTGCTGACCAGCAGGAGAAGCACCAACGTTAACTTGAATAGTTGTTGCAGTTACTGCGGAAATTGATAGGTCAGTATTGAAAGCAGGATCGCCAGTGCGAGGATAATCGTGGAAAGAAGCATTGCCGTCGTCACTACATGTGAAACGTACAGAATAGGGACGAATGCGAATACTGTCACTAGTTGTCAGCGAATGCGTACCGATAGTTAAGGTCATCAGACCAGTGCTTGCCACATATGCAGCAGCAGATACATCAAACTCTTGAAGTTCGGCAGGTGTTCCAGTAGAACCAAGATACGGACCAGCATAAGTGGTCGGATCTTTCAGCATATAACCAGTTGCAGCAACTCTGCTGTTGACCTGTACATACAGCAGGTTGTTGATTGCCTTACGGCACATCTCTTCTGCTTTGACGAATGCTGTAATAGATTCAGCAGTCTCACCAACCAAACCATTGGTGATTGGGGATCCAGCGGCATCAAAGTAAGACTTGATTACCTTAACAGTTTCAAAGTTACCATCACCTGCGATGTCAAGAGCAAGAGCATCGACCATCAGACCGATGTCACGACGACACTTAGTTTCGTTAGCACTATATGCAGTGGGTTCCGAAAGATCAATCAGATCCGTCAGAGTACCAGCAAGGAGTACCTCAGATACGTTATCAAACAGAGTTTGCAGCGCAGATTGTACGTCAGAGCAGTTATTAGTTCCATAGTTATCAGTATTGCTACCAGCAGTACCATAAGGATTGCCAGGAGAAGGATCAGCAGTAATGCCAGATCCGCCAGAACCACCAGTAGATCTCTCGTTATACTTGACAAAGGTGATGCCATTAACAACTTCTGAACCAGTCAGCATGTTGCTAAGTGCATTCTTCATGTAACCGAGTGCTTGCTCGAAAGCATACTCAGTTGCTTCTGCTTCATTGTTGATGTACAGGAAAGTAGTACCATCAGCACTGAAATAGGATTGCAGCAGTTTGCGAGTGTAAACTGTACCACCTTGGAACATGTCCATCGAAAGTGCTTCGACGTACTTGCCAATATCTCTCTTACACTTACTAGTGTCGGGAACAACCAAAGAAGGATATTCGGCAATCATGTCAGCATAGGACTTCTCCATGATGTAGTCCTGGTTCTTAGCAATCAGACGATAGGAGTCAGCGAATCTGCTCCACTGGTCTGTCTGATTATCACCAGGATAATAGAATGCAGGATGCTCAACAGCAATCTCAGCATTAGCAAAGTCAATAATCTCTTGACGGTTGAACTCGATCATACGACCAGCGTCCTTCCATCTGTTGAGCGAATCTGTTACTGGGTTACCATAAGTAACAGTAATAGAACGCAGAACGTCACCTTCGGAAATAGTACCACCTGTCAGGTTCTCATACTGAATTTCAGTAGAACGAACTTCTTCAAAGTCGAGGAAGTCAGCATTGATACGATCAGTGCTGTCGAGAATCTCGGTAGGTGTAATAGTAGTCTTAGAAACGTCATCCAGAATAACGTTGGTGTTAGTCAGAGAGATCAGACGTTCAAAGATCATACCGAAGAAAGTAGAACCTTTGTTGATCGTCAAGGTATCCACAACGTCACCAACTCTGGGTTGACCAGTGATGATGTCAGTTATAGCACCAGGGATGCGAGTATCAGGATCGCCAGGATCTGTGGTGTAGATCTGGATAGTCTCATTGACTTGGATAGGTTGTCCAGTCTCAGCATCCAGAGTATTAGGATCAAGGTTGAATGCCTGCTCAGTCTTAGGCAGGTAGTACAGAACAGGAGGAGATGCCTCAAAGTCTACTCTTACAACCTCACCTGCTGCACCAGAAGTTTGACCGAAGAACAGGTTACCTTCAACAAGGGTGTTCCAAGAACCACTGACGCCAGCGGGGCGCTCCATGTTGATGCTGGTAATCGGGTCTCTGTAAGGAGCAATACGTACGATACGAGCAGCAATGTTAGATCCAGCGGAGTAGAAGATGTCATTCAGGAACAGGTTGTATTGACCTGTTTCATACTCAGCAGTACCAGAAGTCTTGGACAGAACGAGAACATCAGAGATGTTGCCGTCAAGGTCAAGGTTAGTTTCTTCAACAACAGCAGTGTCGCCATCCATGTTAGTGACAGTCTCACCAAACTCGAAGATGGTCTTATAGTTGACACTATCGACGTTAAGGACGTTAGCACCATAACCAGCATTGAAGAATGTGATGTCTTCATTACGCTCGAAGTATCCATCGGACATATCTGTCACTTGGATGCTGTTCTCAGTCAGGTCGATAGAGGTAACAGTTGCTCTGGCACCTGAGGTCTGACCAGTGATTCTATCACCAATAAGGACTGTACCGAATGTACCACCAATGTTTTGGAGGAACAGTTTTGTGAAGGACTTATCGATAGAACCAACCAGAGCACTGAAACCAGTTCTACCAACGTCAACACGTTCGTTCAGAGCGAAACCAGTAGAAGAACCAGAGATGTCTACAACGTCGATGCTAGTAGCGCCAGTTGCAACAACCTTAGCAGTTGTCTCAGTCGTGAAACCAGTAATGGTGTCACCGATAGAGGGGAAGATGCCAGCAATGGTGTTGAGGTTCAATCTCGTGATCGGCATAATATCGAAATCGATATTCCTATACACGATCTTGGAATCGGGTCTAGGTGCCTCAGAGAAGACGATACTGTTACCAACAACCTGATAGGAATTACCAGGAGACTGAATCACACCGTTGATGGTAACAAGTAGTTGGTTGTCCTTAACGATAACCTGCTCGCCTTCCACTTGGAGTGGGAATGCTTTGGTAACACCATCGAACTGAGGAGAAATATCATCAATCTTCTTAACGATAGAAGTCAGAATTTCCTCAGAGTTGGTCAGTCTCTTCTTACGGAAGAGAACTTCGGAGTTATTAAAGGTTGAGTAGATCGGTTGAGCAGCACCGAACGAGGTGATCTCGTTAACGTTAGTGTACTCATTGATGTTCACCTGCTTGGTGAAGTCAGCGGCAACCTTACGACCAGATACGTCCTTACCACCAGTCAGTGACAGTTCACCGAACATGTTGAAACCAACAGGGTGGTTGTTTTCAAGGATCTGCTGCTTCCAACGGTTGATAGGAATCTGAGACTTGATAACGTAGGAGAAGTTCTGGTAGAAGTAGGAGTCTTGGATCTTCTGAATGATTTCAGAAGGTTTACCTACATCATCGGTAAATCTACCAGCAGTTCTAGTAATAGCGTCAATGTTCAACACGCCCTTAGCAATGTTGATATTATCGATGATGCCAGATGCACGAGAGATAACACCCTGCACCTTACCACCAATAACGAAGTCGCCATCAGGATTGGTAACTTTCAGGATCTTAGGTTGAATCTGCCAACCATCATTTTCTGAAACAACACCGAAAGCAGTTGCAGTTTCAAACTCTTCACCTTGGAATACTTGTTCACCTTCCAGGAAACGAGAGGTCTCAACCACTGCTTCTGCTTGACCACCGAACACCTCGGTGAGCAGTACCTGACGACCATTACCCTGAGTCAAGAAGGTAATAAAGTTACCAGACTCAGCGTCAACTGGGGTCAGTGCAAAACGCAGTTGGTCGGATTCCAGACCATTTGTTTCTCCTGCAATAGCATAGTAAGTCTGACTAGAAGACAGACTGGTCAAACCAACGCTACTGGGTTTCGGCAGAATACCAACATCAGAACCAATATCCTCAGCACGGAACTGAACCTCAGCACCAGTGGTAATACCATGAGGGAAGTTGAACTGCAAATAGTTCAAATCAAGGTTCACAACATAGGTGAACTCAGATTTCAGAGTAACAGAAGGTTGTGAAGAGTAACCAGCACCAGGATTCTTAATCAGAATCTCAGACAGTCTGTTGTTCTTAACAACTGCTTCTGCCTCAGCACCAGTACCGCCACCACCAGAGATGATAACAGCAGGTGCAGAGGTGTAACCAGCACCAGGATTAGTGATGGTAATCTGCGACAGGATAGAAGTATTGAAGAGTTGTAGGTTGATTGGGAATGCAATCTCAGGACGGAGAGTATAGTCGTGGGAGTAACCATAACCAAACTCATTGTTTTTCAGAGTCTTGATCTTACCAATTTGTCTACCAGTGAGGAACACAGCAGCGCCAGTACCCTCAGCAGGGATCACAACCTCAATCTCACCACCAGAACCAGACAGTGTAGGTCCAAGGATGCCTGGAATAGCATCAATGTCAATAGAACCTGTGGTATACCCCTTACCAGGGTCAGTCAGAGCAACTTGACTGATGGCACCAGATCCAGTCTCTGGATCGTTTTCAACGGTGATATTACAAAGACCACCTTCACCATCACCAAGAATCGGAACCTGAGTGTATACGCCAGGTGCATACTCAGTACCAGCGGCAGTAATACGAAGTTTCTCGATCTTACGGTTAGAAGAGATGTCATCGATGACTGGGAGTTTCTTGTAGAATCCACCAGGAGAAATCAACTTAATAGAGTTGATAGGACCGATTGCCTTGGTAGAAGTCGTAGAATAGATCGTATTCGGGACATCTTGGTCATCCAGACCGATTTCGGCGTTTGTGAACTCAGGTTCGTGCAGAAGCGGGAATCTGAACTCAGTATCACTGATAACTTCGGAAATAGTGAATCTGCCGTCAAATGGGGTCTTGATCACGTCAATAAACGAATTAGCGCCCACAGGAGACGTTGTACCAGTTCTAGACGGGTCGAAGTAGTAAGTAATGTTAGTAACCTCACCACCGATCGTAAACTTGACCACAGGAGTCTCTGTGGCGGAAGAAAGACCAGGAGTGCCTTCACGTTCG